GTCCCGCCCATGCCGGTGTTTGTGACAACAACCAGCGTACGCAGGAGCGTAGAGATCGTCTTTTCGGACCTCACCATCCCAGTGTGTGCAAGTGCGTTCGCCTGATACTGCACTGTCGGCACAAGAGTGGGAGAAAGAGGCTCGAAAGAGATCATCCGCATCTTTGCAGCGCGTCGAGACTTCGTGGGCGCGGCCTTCGCCTTCGGCTGTTGCGCCGGCGGTTTCTGGCCTTGCTTCTTGTTCTTACCAGCCATCAGATTAAATTGGGCACGCGAAGGCGCGTGTGGATGCGATGACCGTGCGCGGACTGTCGACCCAGCGAGTGGGCAGGATCGTGAGGGGCAAGTGCACCTTGAGTGTACTCTCACGATAAAAACGGCGGGGCCGGAGGGCCCAAAAACCTACGCGCCAGGCGGTGTGATGTGATCAGCGTGGCGGGCCTGCCACAAAAACTGCGATTGCTTGGGGGCCGTTAATCCCCGCGTGCCTTTTGTCTGTCGGTGAGGCTCTCATTTAGCCATCAGACACCCCAGCAGGATACCAGGACGCCAGTCAGAATGTGCAACCACTTAACCCTCAGGCAGCGCACACCCTTTCCCCCCAGAACCGACAGAAACGTAGCTTTACGTGCAGCTCCGACTACACAACCAATGCAGATGGTTAGCTACGCGCCCTCACCGTACTCGCGCCAACGAGCCCAGGCTGTTCACCGGATTACCCCCGGCTACTCAGGTATGAGGTCCCACCCCCTGGGGGCTAGACTACGCCGCAGCGCATCTTTAGGGGTTGCTAGGGTGGGCACACACAGCCAAAATGGCTATAGTCGTGCATGCCACATAAGCGCTCTGCCCTAGCGTGGGGTCTCGGTGTCCACGTCCGCATTCCTTGTTGCGCCCAGCCGCACCCGAACGACCAAGCGATGTGGACTACCGCCGCGGGCTACTTGCCCATGAGTTTACCCCGCGGATTTCTAAAGAAACTGCCGTAGCAGTCGGGTGGCTGATCACGCAAAAACACCACAAAAATTGCGCACGCCGTCGTGTCTACAGCCAACTTGGTATGAAGAGCGAGCGCAAATCCGCGCCCGTCATCTTCAGGGACGTGAGGCCGGAGGCGAGCGACCACTGCACCGGTGTCCATGTGCCGACGAGTGATGCAAGCAGTTCAGCACCTTTGCTCCGCTGGAAGGAGGCACACGTCAAACCCGTCGCGAGAGCAACGTTGTCTGCCGGTCGCCCGATTTCACCATTGAAGCGCAGTGCAATCTCACGACACATTTCTGCGTCGAGTCTGGGTCCAGAGAAGTGCTCCGTGTCGGCCGCCAAGGCCGTGTACAAAGCATGCATCGGCTGCAAACCCTTGAACTCCTCACTCATCACCTTCGCGTACACGTTGATGGACGCACCGATGTCCTCGGAAGTGCCATCTTGGAGAGTCCACTGCTTGGTGGTGAGGGCGCGACGGAGCTCAGGAAAACAAACAACTTCGTCTTCCTCCAACACCGGGCGGCCGTCCACAACACGCAGGTTGTAGCCCACGAATGTCAACAACTGCGGACCTACATCCGGGAAGTACTTCAGTTTGGGCTTCCAGCCCCACCGCTCCATGAAGCATTCAATCTCCCCCCGAATGTCCTCCTGCAACTTACCGAGAGTGTCGTCTCCCTCGAATGCGAGAACGGCCTTGTGCCGCTTTTCTGTACGCGGGCTCTTGTAAACAAAGCTGCGACCATTCGACCGGAGGAGGCCGTTGAGGGCCTGTTCCAAATCGGACTCGTCAACCAAGAACGTAAGCCACGCGATCAGATTTTGCAGGAAATTCCCTGATGACGTCAACCGGTCGCCCGATTCACGTATCACCCTCGGCATTTGCAGCTTGATTGTCTG